ATCAAACCATTTAGTTATCATTCCCCATACTTTACCAGGCAAGCCTTTCAACTCTTCCACCAAGTTCTTTACCATGTCAACTCCCCTATTCCATGACTCTGTCCATTCTGCTTTCTTAGCCTCCCACCATTCTCCCCAAGTTTCGTAACCTTCTGGCGCAAACATATTAATTAAGTTTTTAAATGCAGTCGTTGTGGCAGTCCATAAATCTTCAACCATAAGTTTTAAAACTGCTCCTAAGTTTTCCAAACTAAGATTATCAAAGAAGTCTTTCCACATCTCAGGGTCAAAGCCTTTTTTAAACAACTCAATTAAATCAAAACTTTTTAACCATTCTTGTACTTTGTCAAGTCCCACTTTACCCATTAACCAAGCAAGACCATCTTTTAGTGCATTTATTGGCCAAACGACAAAATTTTCGACAGCTTTAAGAATGCCCGCCTTGAATCCTGCTATTACTCTTTCAGACCGTGTCCTTGTATCCTCAGGTCCAGTTTTTTTAAAACCTTCCACGAATCCAGTTATTAAGTCTAATGCAAGAAATAAAGGAAATAATGCTTTCATAAAAACCCATTTCAATGCTGACAGCCCGCCTGACAATTTAGGAAATTTCATGCCTTTAAGTTTTTGCACCAAAGGTGAGTTTTTAATCCAGTTTCCCAGCCATCTGAAAGGCGCTGTTATTTTATCCCAGAAACCTGAAATTCTCGTGCCCCAAGTTTTTACTTGTACTCCTCGTTTCATTTTTGCTACTTTCATTTCTTTTGGTGGTTTTGCAGAAAAGAAAGTTTTATCCAACCATTTAATAGGAGCCATAAACATTTTGGTAAACGTTACAGTTATTTTAGGTAAAAGAGTAAGACGAATATATTTGTCCCAGCCTAAAGCATAAGCGGCAAGTCCTGCCAACAGTATTGTACTGAACCAGCCACCTTTCAAATTTTTAAACATTTCATCATCTTTTGCTACTGTTGCACCGCTAACGTCTTTAGCACCTGATTTTTCCGCCTGAGCATCACGAAGAAAGTTTTGTTGTTCAATAAAATCTCCAAACATATTCACTAAAGAATCAAGACTATCTCGCATCTGTTCCATAACGCTTTGAGTATTGGATAGAATATCAATTTGAAATTGAAGACCATCAGCAATCATATCATCACCTGCTGTGATGACTTTATCTTCTTTTCCTACTTTATTTTCTGGTAATGGCATTATTGTTTATTTAACCTTTCTTCTTCATCTTTAAGATGTTGTATTAACATTTGTAAATATATCTCCCTTTCAAAAGGAAACATATTCTCTAACTCCGTTAAACTATATTTATGATGTTGCATGAAAGCAAAATTAGTATAATATATGTTTATCAGAGAATCATGACTCAGGCCTATGCGAAAAAACTTTGCAGTCCCTCCAAAGTTATCTTCTCTTTCTTCTCACACTTTGAACACGTCCATTCTAAATCATGTTCTAACTTAGGCATTGATTCAAAGAAATAACTAGCCTTTTCAAATTGTGTTTTAGAAAGATTCTCAATAAATTCTTTAATTTCTTCTTTTGTAAAATCTTCATAAACGTTGTCTGTATCAAAAACATTATCTACACAATCTGCAATCATATCGAAAGTAGCTTTTAAATTGTTACCTATAGTACCTGCTGTCATCACATCTTGCATTGTAGGATATCTGAATTGTATACCAAGATTTTCATCTAACTGTACTATCTTGTTATGCTTTGGGTCTTCTTTCATTTTAACGTTATCAATATCTATCTCTATTTCTTCTGCATGTTCACAAGCTGAGTCTTCTTGTTGATGCTTTAGTTTAAGAGATATTACTTCTCCTACTGATTTACCTCTCAGTTGTAGAAATAAGTATTCAACATCAAATGCTGAAAGTTTTTTAATATCACAATCAGATAAGATACAATTTTCTAGTATTTTTTTAACTGAACCATATATCTCATTTGTTTCACCACCTTCAAGAGCCATATAAAGAATCTTTTCTTCTTTTACCAAAAACGGCCGAAACGTTATTGTTTCTTTCGTAGATGGTATCACGGTCTCAAATTCAGGTGTTGCTATTTTGGGTAAAGCCATAATTAATCTCCACTATTATAAAATTATTTAATAAGTTTACTCGCGGCAAACATAGCGGCCGCAGTCGCTTTTGGTCCTGCTTTTTCTGCAAGTCTTCCTACTCCCATGTTGATTAAAGCACCAGCACCTGATTTGTTTAATCTTGTGAATAGGCTATCTGCTGATACGTTAGCAACATCAGGTCTTCCAATAAATTCATCAGTAAAATAACGATAGCTGATAGTAACACTTTGACGTAGAACGTCAGGTGTTTGCCATGACATTGTACTAGCACCAACTAATGATGGATAACATTCCATAAGTGTTGCACTATAAACAGGTATATCAGGTTTACCTCTATCAAATTGTTCTATTGTTATTCCTTGTCCACTAACATACTCATCATAGAATCCAATATTAAATTGTTTTTGTACGTCATCAATAGAACTATTTTGTTTTGCTTTTCTATGACTGCCGCCTATTAAATCTTGCCATTCAAGAAAGAAATCTCTTTCTCTCATATCTGGACTCATAAGAATAGATAATGTTATAGGTATATAATTAAGCGTACCACCTATTTTATATGGTGCACCATATATAGGATAATTAATTTCTGTAACACTTCTTGCAGGAAAATCTATACCATCTATTCTAAAAGATAGTGCATCAGTATCTTGATATTCCATTCCATCAGGTGGAGTTACTAATACTCTGAAATCACTTGCTAGTGCAAGACCACCTGCTTTACCTATTTCTGATTTAAATTCATCTGGTTTAAATGACATTATTCATAATCCCTTTTCTTCTTTTTCTTTTTCTTTTCAGCTTTTTCAGGTACCCAACCCTTCACGGTCATATCTGAAACGTCATCATCAGTATAGTCAACATCAGGCATATGTTTTACAGTTAGAAACTGATAGAGTCCTCTGTGATTTCTTGATTTTGACCACCATCTTAGAAAATTATATTTTACCATTCCAATAGGACCTGTTACACATGCTGATAGAATCAATAGTTTTAATGCTACATCATCTGGTAATGATATTTTTGTTATAGCAACAATGACATCATGCATCAACCATTGAAATAAACCACCAAGTAAAGCACCTACTATTATAGTTTCTTTTATTATTTTATGTGATGAAATAGGTTTATTTCCTAAAGACCTATTAGACCTTTTATGAAAAACTATTATACCTACAAGAATTGTACTTGCAAGAATAATAGGAAATAATATTGTCAACATTGTCAACGGTGCATTCCACCAAGAATCTGATGTTACAATTACCTGTGTTCCTATATGACTGTCTGCCATTATCCAACCATCCTTCTACTGTCTGACCATACTGCTTGTTTTCCTTTCTTAGCAAATTTTTCTACTGGTAGAAATAATGCTATGTCCCATTTGTCAGCACTTATATCTAAAAATCTACTTTGCACGTGTGCGTTTAAATAATGTTTTATACACGGCTTAAAATATTTAAATTTGGCTGCTCCATTCAATACATCATAACTTAATCTTAATTTTGTTTTTTCATTATATGTTTTGTTTGTACTTAAAGTATACAAACTATCCATTAACTTTGCTCTTAATACATATGGCAAGTAATGAAGGTTAATGCCCATGAAACCTTTGTCTGCATTTCCGATTGGAAAAATCAGAGGGAATCTATCATAGTACGGCAAAGTTTTTTTATGCTTTGGGTCGTAGAAGAATGCATACATTCTTCCAATAGTTATACTACTTGCCAATTCTGATTTTTCACTAGCCATCAATTTACTTGCAGACGTTGTAGTTGATTTAGCTATATCTCTAAACCAATCTCTACCCACTTGAGTCTTTGCAGGGATATATCCCCGTTTTGCTCCCTTTTCAAGTATCTTCTCGAAAGTCGAGTAGTTTCTTTTAGGTGATGGTCTTTTTCGTTTACTTACTGCCATATTACTATTTATACTGAAATTGCTAATTCTTTTTCTGTAAAGATGACGAATTTATAATTTCTGTCTTTACACCATTCTTCAGCATAGTTCCACTTGTATTTGTTGATAGCATATCTACTTACTTCATTGATATATCTTTTGGTCATACGAGTTTGTTTTTTTGGTTCTTTCGTTTGATTATTAGGTTTAATCTCAATTACCCATGTTTCGATTATATCGTTTTTATTTTTTACTCTTATCTTGAAGTCTGGATAGTATCTGTGAAATTTTCCGTCTAGTGGGTGCTTGTATGGAATTGAAAATTCTTCTGATTCCCATTCGATAACATCTTCACGTAAATCACACCACCTCATAAATTTAAGTTCCCAAGAAGAACGATAGATTATGTTAGTAGGGTCACCTTTATATTTGGAAGGTTTTTTAGGAGTGTATTTTCCTTTTAGTGTTTTCATTATAAATAATAGAATAAAACATTCATAGATTCATAGGATATTTATAAGCATGGCAAAAGCATTTTTCGCAACAAAGCAAGGAGGCAACAGAGGATTCCCTTCTGCAGGCGCTGAAAGAGATGAGTTACAGGACGCATTAGCTACTGGGAAGAATGCAACAGGTGCTAAAGCATATTATTTTCCACAAGACTTATCAAAAATAGACCATTGGATGGCTATTCGTATTGCTAAACATAGTTTGACGAGAAAAAATGATTTTGCAGAAGACGAAACACTCGAATATGTTTTCTTACCTATGCCCGCAAACTTAGGAACACAATATACACAAACTTGGAATACTGAAGGACTTGGTCAGTTGGGCATGGAAGGTGCTAAAATGGGGGCTGAATTTAGACAAAAAGGTGTATCGGGTATGTTAGAAAGTGCAGTACAGAGAATTGAAAATAAAGGTTTATCAGGACTGGTAGGAAGTACTGCAAATTTTATGGCATATTATGGAGTTCAAGCGGCAGAAGAAGGAGCAGTTTCCGCCGTTGGTGCTATGGTTGGTGGAGTAGCTGGTGGTATTGCAGGTGCGGCCGCTGGACAATTTGTTAAAGGTTCTATTGCTGGTGCAGGTGTAGCAAGAAATCCATACAATGCAATGTTATATGACTCTCCTGCATTTAGAGACCATACTTTCAATTGGAAATTTATTGCTCGTAATTCTGCTGAAGTTGAAATGTTAAGAGTAGTTATACAAAGATTAAAATTAGCGGCGGCACCATCAATGAATGGTAAGAATCCACACTTCTTTGATTATCCACAATTATTTGATGTTGATTTTCATTATCCTCAATATCTATTTAATATGGGACCATCAGTATGTAAAACCATTGATGTTAATTATCATGCAGAAGGTCAACCATTATATTTTGATATTCCTGGACAAATTGGAGAAAATCAAGTAACTAAAAAAGCACCAGTGTCTATTACTTTAAGCATGGCACTAACAGAAATGTTTATTATTACTAAAGAAAGTATTAAAGGACAACAGAGGTAAATCATGTCTCATTTTTTTCTAAATCACCCAAAAGTTGATTATGACCTTGATAAGAATAACAGGCCTGTTAATGTACAGAATCCTTTAGTTCGTTTTATTTACAAAGAGGCATTAAAAGATAAAGCGGCATGGTATTATACACATGACATAGCACCAGGTCAATCACTTCAGTATATTGCAGAAAGATATTATGGTGATTCAAGATTCGATTGGGTATTAATGATTACTAATGATATCCTTGACCCTGTATATGATTTACCATTAGACTATAATGATTTCATTGCATATATACGTGCTAAGTATGGTTCTGTTCCAAATGCTCAAGGAAAAACTAAACATTATGAACAAATACTAGCTGAACAAATAATATTGACAGATGGTACTATTATACCTAAGCAAATTCAAATAGTTGATGAGACAACGTTTAATACATTAATAGATGCGGAACGCAGAGAAGTAGATTGCATGACTTATGAAGATGAATTAAACGATTCTAAAAGAACAATAAAAATACTTAGAAGACAATTTCTTCCTTCAGTCTTAGCTAGTGTAAAAAACATATTTAATTAATCATGGATAATTATGGCAACATCTACAGCAGAAAAAGAAGTTTATAGACCAGGCGGAATAGTTTTAACTGGTATAGAAATTTTTAATTTTAAAAAAAAATCTCTCGTTTTAACAGGTCAAACGGTAGAGTTTAATATCTTTCAAGATATATATGCTCAAGGAACAAAATGTGAAGTTGGAATTCTTGACTCTAATGGCATTATCGAAATGTTGCCAATAGTCGGTGACGAAACATTAGTAGTAAAATTTAGAACACCTACTTTTGATACAGAACTTAATTACGTATTCAAAATTTATAAAATAACTAGTAGAGCAAAAGAGGCCGCTAGAGCAGAGGTATTTGTTCTTCATGGAGTATCTCAAGAAGTTATTTCTGATAGAAGAAAATCTCTTAAAACATCTTATTTACAATTAAAGCCAGAAAAGATAATTGAAAGTATATACGAAAATTATTTAAGACCAACTATTGAAGAATTTGGTATTATAGAAGACCCACAACCTGAATTGGAATTACAAGAAACACAATTTCATCAATCAATATGTTTTCCTAATGTAAGCCCTTTTAAAGCAATTCATCAAATATGTAATGAGGCTGTACTTAAAGCTGACGATACTTCAAGTGAACCTAAAAGTAAGTCTGAGAATTTTATGTTTTATCAGACACCAACTAAATGGGTTTTTAAAACATTAGATTCATTATTAAGACAAGACCCAGTAGATAAATTTTATTTTGCTGACCAAGGTGGAATTAAAACTAAAAAAGGTGAAGGAGAGGGTTCTGGAGAAGGTGATGAAATTTTTCCACATCAATTTATACAAAGTGTAAATGTGAAACAGCAATTAGATTGTGTAAAGAATTTAGAAATGGGACTTTATTCTCACGTAGTAAAAACTATTGACCCATTATTGAAAATATATACTGAAGATGCTTGGTCATGGGCTGATAGTTTTACCGAGTTGGCACATATTGAAGATGACCCCAAGATATTTACAGACGAATCAATGTATGCAAGTGATGCTGGAACTCCTGTTTCTCATTATATAACTTCTAACATTGGTGAAGATTATCAGAACTCTAATGATTTTACAAAAAGAGCAGTATCAGCCAATACAGACCATCAGATTACTAATCCAAGAAGACTACATACCTTTTTGAAATATATGAATGTATCTATGGCTCAATTAACAAATATAGTTTTAGAAATTGCGATATCTGGTAATACAGATGTAGAAATTGGAAATATAATAGAAATTCATGTACCACAAACGAGTGAGTATGAAGAATTTAAAAAATCAAATAACTTGTTATATGGTAGTAAATTTTTAGTTATTGCTATAAGACATGTTTTTAATAGAGAGCAAAATAATTTTGGTACTCTTTTGCAAATCGTTAAAGATACGTATGCAAAAGATAGCGTTAAAGAAAATGCAACAGAAGGACAGGCCGCATGATAGAAAGTCTTGGCGAAAATTTTAAATGGTGGATAGGTGTTGTCGAAGACCGCAACGACCCTCTTAAACTCGGTAGATGTAGAGTAAGAGTTTATGGTGAACATACAAAAGTAAAAGAAGAAATGCCTACTAACAGTTTACCTTGGGCCCAACCATTACAAAGTATTCAGTCAGCGGCAATGGGAGATATAGGATATTCTCCAACTGGTCTTGTTGAAGGAACATGGGTTGTTGGATTTTGGTTAGATGGTTCAGATATGCAGAAACCTATTATCTTGGGTTCACTTGCAGGTATGCCATATTATCATGGCAATCCAGATGAAGGATTTAATGACCCAAAGAAAACTCAAAGAAGTGAAATGAAAGATTTTCGTCCAGATGAAGGTGGGGATAACGAAGTACAAAGTTTTTATCCTTTAAGAATTGATGAACCAGATGTGAATCGACTTGCTCGTAATGATGGAACAATAACAAGAACAGATGACGAAGGAAATGAAACAGAGATAGATTATAATCATTCAGTACCAGCAATAAAAGATTTACGTGCAAAAGAATTTGTTCAAGTAGCTTTGAGTGCTGTTGGTTGGAATGAACCTAAGTCTACTGATTTACTTAATGATTCAACTGGTGAAAGTCACCCAAGATATGATACAACATATCCATATAATCACGTACATCAAACTGAACGTGGTCATATAAAAGAAATAGATGATTCGCCTGGTGCAGAAAGAATTCACGAATATCATAAGACTGGAACGTTCTATGAGGTTGATGCTGGTGGTAATAAAGTAGTTCATGTAGTTGCGAATAATTATACTTTAGTTGCGGGTAATGATTATATTCATGTCGCTGGAGAAGTTAATATCACATCAGATTCTACTATACGACTTAAAGCACCTAGTGTAAAAATAGATACTGACAATTATGATATTAGAGCAGGAAGATATACAGTAGAAGTTACAGGAGAAACCCACTTTACTCATAATGGTACTAGATGGGAATACATTGGGGGAGATACTCATACTGTTAAAGCATCAGGCCCAACAGATTATACTTGTCCTACAATAAGAAAAGGTGAGATTGATTGTACTA